CAGTATAACAAAAACCCCACAGCCATAAATCATATAAGATGGTTCAAGCCTAGCCTAGGCTGGAGCTCAGGACCCACTGCTCTTAGGATGGCATGCGAGCATGGCCACAAAGAGATTTACATACTTGGATTTGACTACCAGGGACATGATGTTTCAAACAAAAGCAACAGGAAGATGTTCAACAACGTTTTCAAGGACACCCGCAACTATAAAAAGTCCAAAGAAGATGCAACTTTCCACGGCAACTGGTTGAATCAGACAAAGAAGTGTTTACAGGATTATCCAGACATCAAATTCCACAGGGTCATTCCCTTAGGATGGTTCAAACCCAAAGATCTCGAGTGGAAGGGCAACATAGATCATCCAAGCATAGAAGAATTTGTCCACAAATTCAATTTAGATAAAAAAAACCAGTAAAAAACGTCATTTAGCACCAATAATACCACCGTTTTTGCGCCTTTACAGTAAATACAAACACTTATAAGTACAAATCGACTATAATACAAAGGAGCACGTGTAAAATGTCAAACAATAAATTTGAATCGTTATTAGAGTTACTAATCAACGAAGAGAACGATAAAGCGGAGGCTTTATTCCACGAAATCGTAGTAGAAAAGTCTAGAGACATCTACGAGAACCTAGCAGACGAAGAAGTAACTGCTGAGGCAAAAGAAGAATCAAAAGAAGAAGTTAAAGAAACTGAAGCATCTGATGAGGCTAAAGTAGAAGAAACTGCTGAAGAAAAAGTAGAAGAAACTGCTGAAGAAGCAAAAGATGAGAAAGTTGAAGAAACTTCAGAAGAGTCTAAAGATGAGAAAGTAGACGAAGTTGTTGAAATCGAAGATGAAGCAAAAGAATCTGAGACTACAGAAGAAGAAACTATCGAAGAAGTAGGCGGAGACGCAACTGACGAGCTAGTTAAAGACATATCAGCAGACCAAGAAGGCGCAAAAGAGATGGATATGGACATGGACGCAGACAAAGACATGGACAAAGACATGGACGGCGACAAAGGCGAAGAAGATATGGAAGACAGAGTAGTTGACTTAGAAGACGCTTTAGATGAACTAAAAGCTGAATTCGAAGCAATGATGGGCGACAAAAAAGACGATGAAGAAAAAGAAGATGAGTCTTTAGAAGTTGCACCTGAATTAACTCCTGAAGTAGAGATGGAAGGCAAAATGTCTGACAAGAAAGACATGAAGAAAGAAGCGATGCACAAGGATAAAAAAGAGAAGATGAAAGAGTACAAAATCCAAAAAAGTGCAGACAACGCTGATCATGCCGACAGCAAAGCATCTCCAGTGAAAACAGGTGGTGCAAAAATGGGTGGAACTCCAGTAAAAACTGGATCTGGACCTGAAGATAAAGGAAGACCAGCACCAACTGCTCAGAAAATGGGAGATTTCGAAAACACGCCGGGCAAAGACAAAGGCACTTCAATGAAAAAAGAAGTTAAGCCTCAAACTGCTGACGGATCTGAGAAATCTGCTAAATCACCAATCTCTGGCAAGTAATTGCTGAAGCATTGTTGATAATAAAGGAGTTATCGGATGGCATCACTATACCTAAGAGAGAATCTAACATTTGATCAGGCCAGAGTGCAGATCTTACACGAGGGAGAACACGGTAAGGATTTGTACATGAAGGGCATCTGCATTCAAGGTGGGATCAAGAACGCTAATCAGAGAGTTTATCCAGTGTCAGAAATTGCGAAAGCAACAAAAACACTAAACGATCAGATCAGTTCTGGGTACTCTGTGTTAGGTGAGGTAGATCACCCCGATGATTTAAAAATTAATTTGGACCGTGTGTCTCACATGATCACTGAAATGTGGATGGACGGACCAAATGGATACGGTAAAATGAAAATTTTACCAACACCGATGGGTCAACTTGTCAAAACTATGTTGGAATCAGGTGTGAAACTAGGCGTAAGTTCCAGAGGTAGCGGAAATATTTCCGAGTATGGAAGCGGCGAAGTTTCAGACTTTGAGATCATCACAGTTGATGTTGTGGCCCAACCTTCGGCACCAGGTGCTTATCCAACGCCAATTTACGAACACCTTATGAATACAAGGGGTGGTAACATGGCAAAGGGTTTGGCGGCTGAAGTTAGAAATGACCCAAAAGCACAAAAGTTCCTCAAGGAGGCACTAACCAACATAATAAAGGACCTAAAATAACATGATAGACGCAATATCAAAATTAGTAGAGTCTGGAGCGATATCAGAAGATGTTCAAAAGAGCATTTCTGAAGCTTGGGACGCGAAAATTAAAGAAAACAAAGAGCAAGTAGGTGCTGAATTAAGAGAAGAGTTCGCAAAAAGATACGAACATGACAAAGCTAACATGATCGAAGCCATCGATAAGATGATGACTGAGAAGTTAAGCGAGGAAATCTCTAAATTCGTTGAAGATAGAAAAGCACTTGCACAAGAAAAGATTGCTTACAAAGAAAACGTAGGCAAACACTCTGCTAAATTAGAAAGTTTTATCCTTTCTAAATTGAATGAAGAGTTAAAAGAACTACACGGCGACAGAAAAAGTGTTCATGAAAACTTTAAGAAAATGGAAGAGTTCGTAGTAAACGCTCTTGCAAAAGAAATTAAAGAGTTCCATGAAGACAAAAAAGGCGTTGTGGAAACGAAAGTCAAACTAGTAGCCGAAGCCAAAAAACAAATGGCTAAGATGAAAGAGGCTTTCATAACAAGATCTGCTAAAGTTGTAGAGAATGCAGTTAATAAAAAACTTGCTGAAGAACTAGCGAGTCTAAAAGAAGACATTACATCTGCAAGAGAAATCAACTTTGGTAAGAAAATATTCGAAGCGTTTGCTTCTGAGTACCAGGCATCTTACTTAAATGAGAAATCTGAGACTTCGAAGTTAATGAAAGTGGTTGATGAAACAACTATGAAGTTAAAAGACGCTGAGAAGGCTATCGAAGAGAAACAAGCGGTGATTGAATCGAAGGAAGCTGAGTCCAAAAGACAAGCAGATTTGATGGAACGTAAGGAAAAGATGGCCGAGATGCTCAAACCATTGGGCAAAGAAAAGAGTGAAGTAATGAGTCAGTTGTTAGAATCAGTTCAAACAGCGAAACTTCAAAGTTCATTCGACAAGTATCTACCACACGTGATGGCTGACAAACCAGTTGAGACAGGAAAACAAGTTATTTCTGAATCAAAAGGTGACAGAGCACAAAGGGAAGATGCTGATATAACAAATATCCGTAAATTAGCGGGTATATAACAACTAAACAAGGGGAAACGATACAAATGTCAGATATATTTGAATCAAAATGGGGCGAAACTAAAGCGGCCCTAACCGAAGGTTTAGCAGGCAACAAGAAAAAAACTATGGATGTCGTGTTAGAAAACACGAAGAGATACTTGGCTGAGCAGTCAACTGCTGGTGCCACATCTGCAGGTAACGTTGCTACGTTAAACAGGGTTATCCTACCAGTAATCAGAAGGGTTATGCCAACTGTGATCGCTAACGAGATCGTAGGTGTACAACCAATGACTGGTCCTGTAGGACAAATCCACACATTAAGAATAAGATATGCAGACACAGTAAGTTCAAACACAACTGCTGGTGAAGAAGCATTATCTCCATTCAAAATCGCGAAAGCATATTCTGGTAACCAGAACAATTCAACTCCAAAAGGTGCTTCAACAGCTTCTTTAGAGGGAACACCTGGTAAGAGATTATCAATCCAGATCTTGAAACAACCGGTTGAAGCGAAGTCTAGAAAATTATCAGCTAGATGGACGTTTGAAGCGGCTCAAGATGCTCAAGCACAGCAAGGTATCGATGTAGAAGCAGAAATCATGGCGGCATTAGCTCAAGAGATTACTGCTGAGATCGACCAAGAGATCATTGGATCATTAAGAACATTGGCAGGATCTGCCGCTGAGACTTTTGACCAAGCGGCTGTGTCAGGTACTGCAACATTCGTTGGTGATGAACACGCGGCATTAGCTGTGTTAATCAACAGAGTTGCTAACCAAATCGCAACAAGAACAAGAAGAGGAGCTGGAAACTACGCAGTAGTATCTCCAACTGCTTTAACAGTTCTTCAATCTGCAACAACTTCAGCTTTTGCAAGATCAACTGAAGGTACATTTGAAGCACCTACTAACACTAAATTTGTTGGTACATTAAACGCTTCAATGAGAGTATACGTAGACGCATACGCGGCTGACGGTACTTCAGTACTAGTTGGTTACAAAGGAGCAAGTGAGGCAGACGCACCAGCGTTCTATTGTCCTTACATTCCTTTAATGTCAAGTGGCGTTGTTCTTGATCCATCTACTTTCGAACCGGTAGTAGGCTTCTTAACAAGATACGGATATGTAGAGTTAACAAACACTGCATCTTCACTTGGTAACGCGGCTGACTACGTTGGATTAGTAGCAATCACATCAGGAAACTTAAAATTCAAGTAAGCCAAGGCTTACCAATTTTCGAAAAAAGGCGGCTTTATGTCGCCTTTTTTTGTGGCGGTACTTCCGTGTTTTAAATAACATGATGCATTACAC